AGCTACAGCCCTAACGGCTACAAAACCCGTTCCGCGGGTCTTGAGTGGTGGGATGGGTTCTTTGCCTACGTGGCCAACGAGACTAAGCTGGCGCAGGGGTTCGAGTCCAACGGCCGTGTGTGGCGTCCTGACCTCGAATGGATCGTCAACCCGGCGAACTTTGCCAAGATCATCGATGGGAAGTACCAAAAATGAGCTTCGTAAAAGCAGACGTCAAAGTGGTCGACGCCCAGGACTCTGAGGTCCAGCAGACCATGTGCCAAGCCAGTGGATGTCCAAACCGCTGGATCATCAATGACGCCAAGGGCAAGCTGTGCCGGTGGCATCACTACTCTGAGCCCGTCGATTGGCCGCGGATCACCAGCGAGCTTCGCATGGGTAAGACGCCGTCAAAGCCTGAGGCCAAGTCTCAGGGAGGTGCGCTCTCAGAGGAGAGACGTAAGGCCCTTGCAGACTTCAAGTCTTTTGCCCGCGGTGATCGTGGATTAGACCGAAGCTGGGCTTACAAGCTGAAAGCGAAAGAAGAGGCTGGTGAAAGGATCAGCATCGTTCAAAAACAACTCTGGCGCGACGCGCTAAGGCATCGGGATGACGAAGATTGAAGCGCAAGCAATCCTCAACAAGGTCCGGGAAGGGAATGGGTCCAGCATTAGTCTGGCCCAAATCAATGCCGCCCTCCATCTCACCGGAGACCTTGGAATGGCAGAGGCAGTGCGAGGCGAGGGACTGGATACGCCGATACCACGAGAAGACAAAACAACTTGGAGCCAGTGGGGCGAGACAGTGGTGGTCGAAGATTTGCGAGGATTTAGAGCGTATTCGTGGCTCCGCCGCTTTGGCCGATCTTAGGAAGCGAATGAATGAAGAGCGTATTCACAATCCACTTGGCCTTCCCCAGCCCAGAACTGTTCCCCAATCGAACCAAGGGCAAGCACTGGGGGTCGATGTACAAGGCCAAAACCGAAGCAGTGACGTCGAGCTTTCTGCTGACCAAGCTCCAGGCAAAGAACTGGGAGCCGACCACCAAAGATCTGCGCGTAACGGTGACCTTTTTGATGCCGGACAAGCGTAAGCGAGATGCCGACAACTGTCTGTCCGCAGCGAAGTCTGCGCTGGACGGTGTCGCGCAAGCCCTGAAGGTCGATGACTTTCAGTTTCAGCCCGTGCAAGTCTTCCGAAGGTTCGGAAAAAAGCCGGGAGCCATGATCGTTGAGATCGAAAGAGGAGAAGAGTGATGAAAACCTTGATTGCTGTACTGATTGCCGCCACGAGCGTCTTTGCTGCTCCGTTGGCGTTTGCGCGTGCTGGTACGTTGGTTTCCTGTGATTTTGTGAGCACCCAGCAAGGCGCTCGATACATCGGCACCTATTGCGTGGACTATGCGTGCTCGTACACCACGACCCGCATCTTCACCAGCTACTGCCCGTACTCGATTCGGTGAGACGTGAAAAAGAAGAAGTACAAACCGAGGCCCGTCAATCCGATGGCCTACATGATGGCGATGCAAGGCGCCGCTAAGCTAACCGTCGATGACGTGCTCCGGTTTGTATTTCCTGTCGACATCGCTGTGAATAAGGCCCGTGAGGGCAACATCGACAAGCAAGGATGGCAAGCAATTTTCAACGCCATCAACATGCTTGAAGAACTGGTCCGCATGCGTGTGGCCAGCGATGAAGACAACATGATTGATGACTTGCAGCAGACCGTGATATCGATCCTCGATCGAACGAGGCAGCGCGGCACCAAGGCGCTGTATGCCGATGAGGTAACGGTACTGATGGATCTGCGAGCAGCGTATGCAGACGTTTTGGCTGGACTCACCCACAGCCAGTACTACGACGCCGAGGCGGCCGTTCAAAGGCGGTTACGTCGCGTAGTGGGAGAAAAGCCCCCGAAGGGTGTTCACATCATTTCAGAAAGCTGAGACATGTCCGAGAAAATCATTGACCCCAACGAAGCGATCGACTTCATGATCGCCAACAGCAAGAAGTACGCGCAGGCCAGAGCCAACCGGATCTACGTGGAGGAGTACCGCAAGACCATGAAGGCCGAGCTATGCAAGACCGCCCTGGCCCATGGGTTTGAAGCCGTCAACGCGCAGGAGCGCGAGGCATATGCGGACCCCAACTACAAAGCACACCTGCTGGCCATCAAATCGGCCGTAGAGGAAGAAGAACGCCTGCGGTGGCTCATGGTGGCAGCCCAGGCCCGAATCGACGTCTGGCGGTCCATGGAGGCCAGCAATCGCATGATTGACCGAGGGGCTCAGTGAACATCAAGCAGTGGAAGAACGCCGTGGCCGATCTGGGCTGCGGCATGTGCAGGCGCCTGGGATATCCCGGGACGCCCGCCCAGCTACATCATCCGAGGGCCGGTGTTGGAATGGCGCAACGCCAGAGCGACTGGCTGGTGATCCCTCTGTGCGAGCACCACCACACCGGCAGTAAAGGATGGCACGGCACCCGGGACGATTTCAAGCGTCACAGCGTAGGGGAGCTAGACATCCTGGCCGACACCCTCGAACTGCTAATCCCCTCAAAAAAGTAGGGGAATTGCAACAAGGGGTATTGCAGCGACTTTAATTTCATGTTGAAATCTGTCTTACGGCAATCGAGCCGGTTTACAGAAAGGTGATCAACATGGACAACAACATCGCAACTCTCGACGCAGTCTCCGCAGTCGCAAGCCTCTCCTCTGACATCGACGCACTCTACGTGCTGGACCAGCAAGCCAAGAAGCTGGCCGATCAGATCAAAAAGCTCAAGGCCGATATCGCCAACAAGTACGGCGAAGGCGAGCACAAGGGCGAACTGCACAGCGTCTCTGTGCAACTGGTTTCAGTTGCTGGCACCGTGGACTACAACAAGCTCTGCGTGGCCTACGGCATCACCGAAGAAGTACTCGACACCTTCCGCAAGGAAGGCCGTGCCGACGTTCGCGTCAGCCCCAAGAAGTAATCAGGAGGCCGCGATGAAATACAAGCTCAACGTGGCCCGAGATGTCGACACCGATGAACCCGGCGTCTTCATCCTCAACCTTCCTGGTGGATGGAAGTTCAACCATGACCCGATGGCCTTATGTCACACCTACGCATACGACTCGATGAAAGAGTTGCGTGCAGACATCAAGGACTCAGTCGAGCCATGCGACTGTGACGAATGCAAGCGAATGCTTGCCAAGTAATCAACCGGGGGCTTCGGCCCCCATCATCGGAGAACATCATGCTGACACTGAACGACATCAATATCATCGAGTGCGACGAGGAGGCCACTGAGGAGGAGTACTTCCTGGCCATACAGCGAACCATCAACAGCGGCATGTGGGGCCTTCAGGGCTCGTACGGCCGCACCATGATGGAGGCCATCGAGAGCGGCCGCTGCATGCTGGGCAAGAGCCGCGCACGCGACTACTACGGCAACACCATCCCTGGTCGAGACGACGTGCAAGAGGGCACCAAAGGCAGCTACGACTATGTGGCCGACGCCATGGGCTCTGAGTGGGCCGACATGATGGCGGAGGCTTGAAATGAAAGAAGCCGTGATGATGATCGTGGGCACCGTGATGGTGGCCATTTCCCTTACCGTGCTGGAGAACAACCTGGACCTCCAGATGCCCATGCTGATCTTTGGCGCCCTGCTCGCTGCCGCGGGGCTGCTGCTCGACGAGGACCGCCGCCATGACTGACATCAACCAAGCCATCATGCTGGCCGTATTCGCTGCCCGTAAGGTCAAGCGTAGTGTGGAGGAGATGAACTCTTGGGTGGATGACCACTTCGACGTCAAGTACGGCGTGACCGAAGACATCGAAGCTCTGGAGCGGGCCATCAAGGCGCTCAAAGAGGTGGTGGATCAGAACACTAGGGAAAGCACCTAGTTGATCCCCCACTTCAATTTTGTGTTAAACTCCCAATCACTGCAATCGAGCAGGTTCACTGAAAGGAAATGACATGAACTACTTCAACATCAACGCCGCCCTCGAAGTCACCGCCATCTCCGGCAAGCTCCCTGAGGATGCCGTCGGCAATCCCGACGCATGGTGGGCCAAGACTGATGGCACGCACGGCACCGGCTGGGCCAACCGCAACGACTTCGACAGCATGATGCTGGCGCAACAGATCGCCGACAGCGCCACCCGCCTTACCGGTCGCACCTACATCGCCACCGACGCTGGTGAGGGTTGCTATCCCCGCTTCGACGTGATCGAGGCCCCTGCTGTGGGCGACGAGGTGTCCTACGCATTCAACGGCGACTACTACCCCTGCGGCAGGATCACCAGCATCAGCAAGACCATGAAGCTGATCACCACCGACACCGGCCGCAAGTTCTACCGCCAGGGCAACAGGGGTCTGTGGCTCAACGGTGGCATGTGGTCCCTGGTGGCTGGCCATATCAGCCGCATGAACCCCGAGTTCTGATCGAGACGGGCCTGTGAGAAAAAACACTTGCAGGCCCACTTCAATTTCGTGTTAAACTTCTAACCACTGCAACAGAGCAGGTTTAACGAAAGGAACATCATGGACCGCAACCGCTGCATCGCCGAGATCGAGACCTACGTCGCAGGCATCCCCTGCATCATCGGCGTGACCGACTACGAAGCCTACGTGCCCGCCTACATCAGCGGGCCTCCCGAGTACTGCTACCCGTCCGAGGGTGGCTATGGCGACTACATCCTGCTGGACCGCAAGGGTTACCGTGCCAAGTGGCTGGAGCGCAAGCTCAATGACCGCATCGAGCGCGATATCCAGGAAGAGATCTTCAATCACATGGAGGGCAAGTAATCATGACCGCAGCCGTAGAACTCAACACCCGTATCGAAACCACCGAGCATGGCGAGTGCGTGTTCATCGACCAGTTCGATGACGACATCTGGCTCTCCCTGCAAGTCCGTGGTGGCAGCGCCCGCTGCACACTGACCAAAGATCAGGCCCGCGAGATGATCGCAGCCATCCAGCGCGTGCTGGACCACAACGCCTGATCAGCGTCTGTTCAACGGACGTTCAACGGGGGCTGCATGATCAACGACGACGAAACCCTTTTAATGCTCCTTTACGAGGCTGGATTCCCCGCGGAGGTAGTGAGGGACCACCTCGACCAGTTCAGGGCCTTGTCGATCGAAATAAGGGCCTCCGAGCAGGAGTTCTGGGGCAAGTACCTCGTCCGGTGCGCCAAGCACGCCCGCAAATCAAACGAAAGGGCCCAGAAATGAAGCGCGTGACGCTACCCATCACCCCGGAGATCGAGATGATCCAGAACCGCCTCAAGCAGGGCACCGGGATCAGCATGACCTACGTCCAGGTGATCGACTATCTGGCTCACTTCTACCTCGATCGCAAAGACGAGGAGGCCATCACGCCGGTGCAGGTCGATGTCTACGACTTTTTGGACATCGTCAGCCAGCGGGAAGACGTGGTCGGTAACCCCATCATTTGGGCCGAATGGCCAACGAAAGCGGGGAAGGTATGACCAGGGAAGAGGTGGCGGCCTTGATTGAGCAGATCCCGCGGGGCATACACGTGGACGAGTTCATCGTGATGTTGGCCACGAAGGCGGCCGAGTATGAGCGGGAGCAGTGCGCTCAGATCTGTGAATTTTTGATAAACAACAACGGCAGCCATGACCAGTACGACGAAGGCTGTTGGGATTGCGCTGACTTCATCAGGGACAGAAGCAAAGAGAGCGAAGAAGACTAGGAGCAGAACATGAATCCCCGAGTAGCAGATCTTGCATCAAAGGTGGGTTTTGACGCCGCCGATTACACGTGGTTCGACTTCGCTGAATTGGACGACGGCGCCGAGGAGGAGCTTACGAAGATCGGCCGCCAGCATGGCTGGGACACGGAGATGCGCCACCTCAACGAGTTCCTGACGCCGTCTGACCACATGGCCATCATCCAGCCCGCGTGGCCGGAAATCGCCTTCACCTACGACAAGTACATCAAGTTCGGCGGGTATGAAGGCGCGGCCGCCATGCTGTGGACGAATGATGGGTTCAACAGCCCCATGGTGATCGTCACTGAGAAGCGGGTGAAGGTGGTCGGCAGCGAAGATGACGCTCCAGAGGGCACCAATGTGGTCGTGCACCAGAAGCTCATGCAAGCCGCAGTTAAAGGCGGCATGGCCGAGCGTGATGCCCTGCAACTGTACGAGGACGCCTGCATCAGCGCCGTGAACTACGCCTGTTTGGTCAACCTGAGAGCGCACACCACCGAGCAGGTGGTCACCGCTCACATGGCTAAGGGCATGGAGTTCATCAACCGCAAGCGCAGGGCCAAGCGCGAGCCGCTGGTGTACTCATGGAACACGATCGAACTGAAGCCTGAGCCGCAGGTAAAGCAGCCTCACAAGGGCGGTACGCATGCCAGCCCAGCCAGACATAAGCGCAGGGCACACATGAGGCGCCTGCGGTCTGGCGGGTTCACGTGGATACCCGAGATGTGGGTAGGAAAAATCGAAAACGGGTTCATCGTCCACGACTATGTGCCCGACCGTGAATTGACCGGAGAAAGGACATCAGCATGAGCAACTTACGACAAGCCGCGGAGAGGGCCTTAGAAAAATTAGAAGAACAGCTTGTTCAGGTCGACCTGGAATCAGGATTTCAAAGAAACTTGAAGCAAATCGAAGATGAGGGCTGTCTGTGGGATGAAATCATCGCCCTCCGCAAAGCTCTTGCCAAGTCTGAGCGCAAAGAACTGCGCGACCACTTTGCAGCTAAAGCCATGAACGGGTTGCTTGCCGCGGGGAGAGATGCCCAATATGGGGACTCAACCATGGACGACCTTGCGGAGGCTTCGTACCGCATTGCGGACGCCATGCTTGATGCCAGAGAGGGTTAGCAATGAGCCGCGAACCATTTTTTCACCCCCAAGAGCTTTTTGAGATAATCAACTCTCTGGGTATGCCGATAAAGTGGGCGTCCAAACGTGCTGGACACGAGGCGCAGCTTCAGGAGTTTGCGAACATCGTGGCCGAGAGAACGCGGGAGCGGTGCGCCGATATCGCCGAAACTGCCGCCCAGCACTGGTACGAGTTCGCCATGGCCAAGGACAGCCGGGTAGAGGTGGGAGCCACCGCCCATGCTGCTGCCAAACTGGTGGCCAAGGCCATCCGGGAGGGGAAAACCCCGTGAGAACCCCGAAGGCCATCTGGATGATCAGAACCAGGGCAGGCTCCTACGTGAAGGCCGATCCAACCCTGGGATTCCCATACCGATCCTTCCGGACAAAATCCGACGCCATGAAATGGATGGAAACTTGGCCCCAGCCGGACTCAAAACTGGTGAAGGTGAGAATCCGAATCACCGAAGAGCTATAGGGCGCAACTACCCAACAGCATCAATTTCAGCTTAAAATCGTTGGCGTCAATGTCTCTGGAAGAATGAGATGCCACGCAAGTCAACCAAGAAGGCCGCAGAAGCGCCAGAAACCCCTATCGCTGGGGTAGAGCAGCCCGCGCCTCAAAAACCCGCCCAAAAGGCCAAGGTAGGCCGCCCCACCACCTTCTCCCAGCACATTGCTGACGTCATCTGTATCCGGATAGCTGAAGGGGAAAGCCTCAGGGAGATCGTAAAGGACGAAGGGATGCCCGATCGGTCCACGGTTTACGATTGGTTGCTGCGTCACTCTTCATTTGCCGACCAATACGCACGCGCCAGAGAAGAGCAGGCCGACACCCTGGCCGACGAGATCATCGCCATCGCCGATGAGCAGCCCGAAGTCATTGCCGTGACGAACAAGCAAGGCGAACTGATCGAGCACAAGCTGGACGGCGCCTTCCTCCAGTGGCAGAAGAACCGGATCGACGCCCGTAAGTGGACCGCCATGAAGCTCAAGCCCAAGAAGTACGGCGACAAGCTGGCGCTGGGCGGAGACGCCGAAAACCCCCTGAAGGTCGAAGCAGACATCAGTATCTTCGACGCCCTGATCAAGAACATCGAGGCCAAGCGACAAACAAAAGCCCATGGCTGATCCGCTGATCGAGACCCTCAAGGACGAGGAGGTTCGGCAGAAATACGCCCTACTGCCTCCCGAACGGAGGGCCGCCTTCGAGTGGCGCACCAAGTGGCTATCCACCGCCCACGACCATCAGATCCTGCCCCCTGGGGACTGGTGGACCATCTGGCTGCTGCTGGCTGGCCGCGGTGCAGGGAAAACCCGTACAGCAGCGGAGCAGATCGGCTGGTGGGCCTGGGAGCAGCCTGGGACCCGGTGGCTGGTGGCCGCCCCGACATCCATGGACGTCCGGTCCACGTGCTTTGAGGGTGAGTCTGGCCTCCTGGCCGTGATCCCTGAGGTCCTGATCGCCGACTACAACCGGGCGTACCATGAGATCAAGCTCACCAACGGCAGCCTGATCAAGGGCGTCCCGGCGTCTGAGCCTGAGCGTTTCCGCGGTGGCCAGTATCACGGGGCATGGCTGGACGAGTTGGCCGCCTGGGAGTACCTGCAAGAGGCGTGGGACATGATCATGTTCTCCGTCCGCCTGGGAACCCAAACCCGCATCATGGCTACGACTACCCCGAAGCCGAAGGACCTGATCGTGGACCTGATCGGCCGGGAGGGCGACGACGTCCACCTGACGACGGCCAGCACCTACTCGAACATCGAGCACCTTGCGCCTAGCTTTCAGAAGCAGATCCTCCAGTACGAGGGCACTAAGCTCGGCCGCCAGGAGATCTACGCCGAGATCATCGACCCGGAAGAGGGTGGCATCGTCTCCCGCGACTGGTTCCGCCTGTGGCCAGCAGACAAGCCCATCCCCCGGCTGGAGTTCGTCCTGCAATCCTACGACTGCGCCTTCACCGAGAAGGCCAACAACGACCCAACCGCGGCCATCACCTTTGGGGTGTTCAAGCCCCAGGATGGCGGGATGTCGGTGCTCATCATCGACTGCTGGCAGGACCGGCTCCAGTATCCGGACCTCAAGCCCAAGGTCATCGAGGAGTACGAGACCGTCTTCGGGGAGGGCAAGGACCGCAAGCGAGTGGATCTGGTCCTGGTCGAGGACAAGGCCGCGGGCATATCCCTGATCCAAGACTTACAGCGGGCCCACGTGCCGGTGCGGTCATATAACCCCGGCCGAGCAGATAAGGTCCAGCGCCTGTCCATCGTGGCCAACATCATCCGGGCCGGAAGGGTATGGGTGCCGGAGTCGATGAATAAGAAAGGGTATGTCCGGGACTGGGCCGAGGGAATGGTTTCCCAGGTGTGCTCATTCCCCAATACTGACCACGATGATTTCTGCGATGCCTTATCCCAGGCCCTGAGATATTTACGGGATGCAGGATTCCTGAATATCGACCCGGCTCCTCCCGATGAATTGGACGACGAGGATTACATCGATGCGGGAGTAAACCGACGTGAGAACCCGTATGCAGTTTGACCGCACGAGAGTATCATTGCGGTTAATTTCGTCTTCGAGAGGCTAGGCTATGGCCGACTTTGGAAAGCAGCTTGCCGACATGGTTCTCGGGTCAATACCGGAAGAGAAGCCGTCGGCGCCTTCGCCGCTTCCGGCCATGCCTTCAAACGTCCCGATTACCGGCGAGATCAAACCTTACGACCCGACATTCCGGGAGATCGCTGCGAGCAAGCTCCAGCGCGGTATGGAAGCCCTTGGGGTTGATCGATACAAAGCACGCCAGCGGGCTGAGACCCTGATGGGTGGCACAAGCAGCAACTTGCCGCTGGGCATGGGGCTGGCCGACATCGTCCCGTTCCTGGGTACGGCCATGCAGACTCAAGAGGCTGCCCGCGGTCTCGAAGCAGCAGGTGAGGCAGCCAAGCAGGGTGACTACATCGGCGCCGGTGTGGAGGGCGTCTTCGGCGCTGTGGGCATGATCCCCGGCATGAAGGGCACGGCATCCGCAACTAAGGCTCTGGCACAAAAGGCCAGGACTCCTCCAATTCAAGGTAGAATTGAAGACCGTTCGATTCCCGTCCCGATGAGGACGCCGGAGTCTGCTGCGCCAGTGGCGCCTGTAAAACCACAAGGAGTCACGTATGAAACAACCCAAGAAGGACCGTTCTATCGAGTCCGCCCAAACCTACCTCAAGCAACTGGGCGACAGAATCGCGGAACGAAAGAAGGTGTTGGGCGCCCCCAAGGTATCCTCGGACCAACTGGAAGCGATGTTTCGCAATCAGTTACGGACGAAGCAATTCAGCAAATGATGAAGCAGCCGGACAACTTCGTCCGGCAAGTGGCTGACCAGTACAGCCGCAAGAATGCAGGTGGCCCCTACCAACTGCCCGAAATCCCCGAGTCATCGCTACTGAAGCAGGCCCCGATCGGCCGCGTCTTCGGTTTGGCCGCCACTGATGACCCGCTTTACAAAACCGCGGTCTTTGACGCCTACGCCAAGAAGTACCCCACCCTGGTGGAGAAGTCTGGCGCCCAGAACTACGACCAACTGATGGAGGCGTCGTACCGGCAACTGGCCAAGGAGACTGAGCAACAGTTCCGCGCCCTGCCGATCAATATGTCCTATCACCGCGCTGGTGAGGGCAACTACGACAACAGCAAGGAACTGCTGCGCGACATCTACGGCAACCGCCACATGTACGTGTACCAGGGCGGTGACCCCCACGACTTCCTGAACGCCGTCGATCCCAATACCGGCCTGAACACCAATGAGATGTTCCGGGCCGTGCACGACTTCTTTGGCCACGCCATCCACGGCAACCAGTTCGGCCCCAAGGGGGAAGAGATTGCCTGGGCCGCCCACAGCAAGATGTTCTCGCCCCTGGCCCGCTTGGCCATGACCAGCGAAACCCGCGGCCAGAACAGCTTCGTGAACTACACCCCGCTGAACGCCGAACTGAAGGCCCGCATCAACGAATTGAACGGCCAAGCCTATGAGGCCCGCCGACGTGGCCAGACGGCCATGCTGGACGAGATCAACAAGGATCTGGGCGAGGCATGGCAGCAGTTCCAGTTCGCGCCCCAGAAGAGCGTGATCCTGCCGCCTGAGTTCCTCGACCTGAACTACAAGGGTGGCATGCCCTCCTCTGTGCAGCCGCTGATCAAGCCAGAGGCCGGTACAACCACCGCGGCCCAATTGACGCACTTCAGCACCCGGCCAGACCTGTCTATGACCGACCCCCGTATGTACGGCACCGGCATCAAGGGCGAGGAAATGGCCCGCTTGAAGGACACGCCGGGAGCGGTCATGGAGCGCAGCTACTTCTACGCTGGCCAACCCGGCATGATCACGCCGGAGCCAGGGCTGGGCCCATACCGCTATGGCGCTGAGTCTCAGGGCCTGTATGACGTGGCAGCCGACCCGCTGAAGCTGCGGACCCTGGCCGCCGAAAGTAGCCGCATCCCTTACACCGCGCCAGCCAACAAGGGTCTGGTGCAGGGCAGCCCATTCACGGACGTAGAGCGACTGGCCAAGGAGTATGGCTACGAGGGCGTGCTGAACCCCAACCTAACCAAACCCACGGCCATCATGTTCAAACCCACACCAGTGCGCCCATATGCGGGCGGAGGCGCCGTCAAGGACGCCATCAAGGACAAGCTCAAGGACATGCTTGGCGTGGCCAAAAAAGAAGTGCCCGAGCAGAAGATGATGATGGGCGTCTATCGTGGCTACACCGGTGAACTGGCCGATGACCCGTCGCTGTCTGCTACCCCGCAGCGCAAAGTGGCCGAGTACTATGCCAACCGCCGAGCCGCAGAGCGTGGTGGCGATCCCCACGTTGAGATGCTGATGGTCGACCCGTTCGCTGGCCGCCAGTACGGTCTGGCCATTCCGATCGACAAGTACAACCGCGACGTCACCGTCACCAAAGCCCGGGAACTCAAGCCTGAGGACGTGAAGGCCCGCACCCAACTCAAGAAGAAGGGTGGCCGGGTTCACATCTCTGACAACCTCGACACCATGCGCCTGTCAATGGCCGCCGGTGGTTACGTCAGCCCTGATCCGATGCGCGATGAGCTAAAGGGTCTGCTGGGCATGGCCGGTGGTGGCGGCATCAAGGAAAAGCTCAAGGAGAAGATCAAGGAGGTCGTCAAGCCCGCCTTCACTCAGAAGCAGCTTGAGTCTACCGCCGAGAAGATGGCCGACAAGATCAAAGCCGACAACCCCAAGCTCTCTGACGCTGATGCCATGAAGAAGGGCCTGCGTCAGGCCGAGCAGAAGCTCAAGTGGGAGAAGGTTGAGAAGCCCGCCCTGGAGAAGACTTACGGCGCCCTGGAGAAGTCCAAGTTCAGCGCCTCCCTGCCGGAGCGTCAGCGCAACGTGCCTGAGGTTGTGGAGAAGCGAATTCAAGAGACCCGCGACTTCCTGGCCCAGCCGGTGGAGCCTTGGACGCCTCCCCGCAAAGAACTGCAAGCCTTCGACCGTGAGCGCATCAAGGAAGCCCTAGAGGGATTTCCCGGCATCGAGCAGACCCGCTTCCCGCGGTACAAGCCTGCCCGTGCTGACCTGAGCCACATCGAAGAGATCTACGAAGACCCGGTCAACCGGGAACTGATCAAGGGCCAGATCACCCGCGGCCTGCCGTTGGGTGGCGAGACGTTCTATGCGTCTCTCTATCCCCTGAAGCTCGCAGCCCTAGAGCGCGGCATCCCCGAGGAGAAGTTCAACCTCTTCGTGCACAGCATCGCCCCGGCATCGGCCCGCAACTCGATCATGAACGAGATGGCCGTGGGCCAGTTCCTGCGCGACATGCGTGCTCGTGGCCTGCCCCTCGATGAGGAGACGGTCACCCGCGAGATGGCCAAGTTCAAGGACCAATACGGCACCGGACTGCCGCTGATGCCTGTGCACCGTGAGGGCGTGAAAAACGTCTTGGAGGGAAATCAGGACCTGCGCGAACTACTCAAGGCCGACATCCCGACCAACTACAAGATTCCGACTTACGGCACTCAGAAGGCTGGCGACTTCGGTCAGTCAGTGGTGCTGGACGTCCATGAGGCAGCAGGCCAAACCCGCGGCAGCCGCTTCCATCCCTACTTCACTGAGCAGGGTGGTTTTGGCCCGACCGAGTACGGCGCGGCCGAGGGCAAGATGCTGGACATCGCTGGTGAGCTTGGCATCCCTGGCGGCATGGCCCAGGCTGGTCGCTGGTTCGGCGGCGGTGAATTAACGGGCCTGAAGTCTCCGCGTGGCGATGCGCTGGACCTGCTGGAGCGCCAAACGGCGTACACCTTGCAGGGCTCTGGCATCACGCCGACCCCGCGCAACATCCGCAACTACATCCTCAACATGATTGATACCGGAGAGGGTGTGCTGATGCCGTGGTTCAAGAAGGAAGGCATGCCTGACCTACGCACCGAGAAGAAGAAGGGCGGCGCTGTCAAGAAGAAGCGCAAGGTCAAGATCACGAACAACAAGGACGCCCAGATGCTGGCGGCCCTTATCCGATAAGAGAAGGTTAGAACATGGCCACTGAATTCCCCATTGATCCCGAGTACGGACGATTCATTGAAGGCATCCCTGACGAGGCGATGGAAGAGGAAGACATCGAGGTCGAACTGCCTCCTGAAGAGGCGGAGATCGAAGAGCTTCCCGATGGGTCGGCCGTAGTCAAGATGGAGACCGAAGGGCCGATGGAAGACGAGGACTTCTACCAGAACCTCGCCGAGACCGTCGACCCCATGAAGCTGGACTCGATGGCCCTGCGATTCATCGATCTGGTTAAGAAAGACAAGCAGGCCCGCGAAGAGCGAGACAAGCAATACGAAGAGGGACTGAAGCGCACCGGCATGGGCAAGGATGCTCCTGGTGGCGCCACCTTCATGGGCGCCTCAAAGGTTGTGCACCCTGTCATGGCTGAAGCCTGCGTGGACTTTGCCTCCCGCGCCATCAAGGAATTGTTCCCGCCGGATGGCCCGGTGCGGACCAAGATCCTGGGCGTTGCTGACGAGGAGAAAGTTCAACGCGCCGAGCGCAAGCGCGACTACATGAACTGGCAGTTGACGGAGCAGATTGAAGAGTTCCGCGATGAGCAGGAGCAGCTTCTGACCCAGCTACCCCTGGGCGGCTCTCAGTACCTCAAGCTCTGGTACGACGAGGACAAAAAGAGGCCCTGCGCTGAGTTCATGCCCATCGATCGCGTGATCGTACCGTTTGCCGCGACAAACTTCTACACGGCACAGCGTGCAACCGAAGTGCACGACATCACCGAGTGGGAGTTCAAGCGCCGCATTCGTTCGGGTTTGTACCGAGACATTAGTCTCATCCGCGCAACAATGGAGCCGGAAGAGTCCAAGGCCCAGAAGGCCAACGACAAGATCGAAGGCCGCAAGTTTGAGGACAACGAAGACGGCGTGCGCGTCGTCTATCACATCTATACGTGGCTGGAGATCGACGAAGACGGCCGGTCCAAAGGCGAAAGCGCCCCGTACGTGCTCATGATCGATGAGCTTGAGAACGAGGTGGTGGGCCTGTACCGCAACTGGGAAGAAGGCGACGAGACCATGACCAAGCTCGACTGGGTCGTGGAGTTCAAATTCATCCCCTGGCGCGGTGCTTACGCCATCGGCATGCCTCACCTTATCGGTGGACTGTCTGCCGCTCTGACGGGCGCCCTGCGTGCTTTGCTGGACTCCGCGCACATCAACAACGCGGCAACCATGCTCAAGCTCAAGGGTGCCAAGATCTCTGGCCAGAGCCAGCAGGTGGACGTCACCCAGGTCTGCGAGATCGAAGGCGCCCCAGGCGTGGACGACATCCGCAAGATCGCCATGCCCATGCCGTTCAATCCGCCGTCTCCGGTGCTGCTGGAGCTTCTGGGCTGGCTGGATAAGGCCGCCAAGGGTGTGGTGACCACCGCGGAAGAGAAGATCGCTGACGTGACCTCCAACGCGCCGGTGGGCACGACTCAGGCACTCATCGAGCAGGGCGCCGCCGTGTTCTCTGCGATTCATGCCCGACTGCATGACTCCCAGGCTCGGGTGCTCAAGATCCTGGGCCGCCTGAACCGGTGGTACCTGGAAGACCAGCGTAAGGGCGAGATCGTCGCCGACCTGGAGATCGACAAGGAAGACTTCCGCCGCAACACCGACGTGGTGCCGGTGTCTGATCCGCACATCTTTTCCGAGACCCAGCGTATGGCCCAGATTCAGGCCGTGCTGGCCCGGGCTGACAAGTACCCGGATCTGTATGACCGCAGGGCTGTGGAGGAGCGATTCCTCAAGCAGATCAAGATCCCTGGCATCAACGAGATCCTCAAGAACACCCCGGCACCGGAAGAGCGCAACCCGGCCGACGAAAACGTGGCCATGGCTATCGGGCAGAACGGCTATGCCTACATCCACCAGGACCATCTGGCTCACATTCAGAGCCACCTGGACTTCGGCCTGAACCCGGCTTTCGGTGGTAATCCCATCATGGCCTCGATCTACCTGCCGCGTGCCCTGGAGCACATCAAGCAGCACATGGTCCTGTGGTACCTCAACCGTACCAATGGCTACGTGACCAAGGCCCGCAACAACCGGCCGATCACCGAGCAGGAGTACGAAGACGTGCGCCTGACGGCCGAGATCGACAAGGTGTTTGCCCTGGCGTCTCAACACGTCGCCGAAGATGCTCAGAAGGTCTTCGAGCAGGTGGTGCCCAAGGTCCAGGAAATGCTCCAGGCTATGCAGCAACTCACGCCTAAGCCGCAATTGCCGCCTGAGGCGCAGGTTCTCATGGAGACCAGCATGGCCGAGACCAACCGTCGCGCCCAGCGTGATCAGGGTGAGCTTGCCCTACAGAACCAGAAGATGACTCTGGATGCCGAGAAAGATGCTCGCCGTGAGCAGATTGACGTGGCGCTGAATGCCGCGGACAACCTCACGAAGGAGCGTATTGAGACTGCACGTTTGACGCAAAAAGACGCCGAACTGCAATCAGAGCAGTTTGAAACTGCAATTTCGCTTCAGAACGAAGCACAACGCCGACTACTTGGAGGTTTCTAATGGCACAGCAAGACAACAGTCTGTTTATCCCGATGCACAAGCGTATCGCCATGGGCGAGAAACTTGACGGCACGTCCCTGCAACCCAAAGGCCAGCCCACCAAGGCACCGGCCAGCAAACCCCAAGGAGGTGCACTCGCCCAGGCCAAGAAAAAATGAGACAGGTATCTGACCTCATCGCGGCCATCAAGGCACGCCAAGCTGAAATAAGGCTGTCCCTAGCGGTGGGAAACACTGCGTCTTGGGAGGCGTACCAGCGCGTTGTTGGTCATTATCAAGGGCTTGAAGAATCCCTTGAAATCTTAAATAACCTCTTAAAGGAACCAGATGAAGATGAATGAGCCGGAAGCGTTTAGCGACGCTGACATTGCTTGGGCTTTCCCGAGTGTAGACCCCGGTGCGAAACCTCTTGGTGGACGCATTCTTGTGCAATTGCGTCGGACCAAAAAGAAGGCGACCAGTGCCGGGATTATCTTGGTCGAAGAGACCAAGGAAACCGAGAAGTGGAACAACATGGTGGCGAAAGTCATTGAGATTGGTCCGCTGGCCTTCCGCAACCGCGATACGAACGAGCCGTGGCCTGAGGGTTCATGGTGCGAGGCAGGTGATTACATCCGCGTCCCGAAGTGGGGCGGCGACCGGTGGGAAGTACCCGTACCGGGCGAGGAGAACGACCTAGAAGACCCCGCGCTGTTCATGATCCTCAACGACCACGAGGTGATTGCCAAAGTCACCTGCAATCCGTTGCTGATGCGATCGTTTATCTAAGGAGCGACTATGAGCACTGACAAACAAGACGACGACCGAATTGAAGTCAAGGAGGAACTCGACGGCTCTGCCGTTGTGGCCCTTCCTGACACCATCCCGAATCCTCAGGCCGATGAAGGCGAAGAGGAAGAGGCCCAGCCAGAAGTGGCTGCTGCCGAAGGTGGTGCTGCCGGGGATGACCCGGACAACGAGGACCACCCGGACGATAGCGAGGCCCTGAGGGCCGCCAAACGCGCCCGCCGCAAGGCCAAGCGCGAACTGGTCAAGCGCACCAATGTCGAGAAGGACCACAAGCTGGCCCTGCTTGAGCGGCAGAACCAGGAGCTTTTGGAGCGCCTATCTGCTGTTGAGCGCAAGACTCACTCGGCGGATCTGGCTCGCATCGACAAGGCTATTGAGGACATGAATGTGCGCCTGCAATATGCCAAGGCAAAGATCGCCGAGGCAACCAATGCAGGAGACGGTGAAGCACTGGCCAAGGCTCAAGAGCTTTGGTACGAAGCCCGCCAGCAGGTCGACACCCTCAATAACCTGAAGAAGACGGCAGTCCAGCCGCAGCGCCAGCAAAACATCCCGGACCCTCGCCTGCAAAGGCTTGCGGCTGACTGGATGGATCGCAACCGCTGGTACAAGCCTGACAACAAGGATATGGACAGCCGAATTGCCAAACAGATTGATGAGGCACTGACGGCTGAAGGGTGGGACCCTATGAACAGAGAATACTGGGAAGAGCTTGATAATCGCTTGCAACAGTATCTCCCCCACCGATACAATCGAAATACAGACGAATATCCGTCTGCTCGAAGTAAACCAAGGAGTATCGTGACTGGATCAGGACGCGAATCATCCACACGTGCCGGAGGCGCGAATACCTTTACGCTCACAGCAGAACAAGTGCGGGCGATGAAGGATGCGGGCTTTTGGGACGATCCGGATAAACGGAACAAGATGATCAAGCGTTATGCGATCGAAGCGCGTAAAACTCAAGGATACAGGAGCTAATGATGGAATCACGTCTTAAAAAATCTCTGAAGGCAGGCGGCCGCCAAGATCGCGCGAGCGAGGACGCCACCCGTCAACCGCCTCAGGAAAAGTTCATTTCAGCGCAGGAACGTCGCAAGATGTGGAGCGATGAGTGGACGCAGTCGGCTTTGCCTAAAGTTCCGGAGCTTCCGGGATGGCACTTGTGCTGGCTTTCAACCACCAACAGTTACGACAGCATTGATAAGCGTATGAGGCTTGGGTACGTTCCGGTCATGGCCGATGAGTTCCCCGGGTTCCAAAATTACCGTGTCAAGGCTGGTGAGCATGTTGGACAAATCTCGTGTAACGAGATGCTGCTGTTTAAGCTGCCCATGGACGTCTACCAAGACCTCATGACGCAGTGGCACTACGAGAAGCCCCGTGAGGAGGAGGAGAAGATCCGAGTCCAAGTGGAAAACCTTCAAGGAGCGCGTGACAGCAACGGGAAATCCCTTGTGCGGTTGGAAGGAGACGGGCTAGGCAAATTCGATCCACAGCCAACCAATACCGCCCCCGTTTTTGAGGGGTAACTAGGACAAGGAGTAAGACAATGTCTGCTACTAATGCTCCGTTCGGTATGCGCCCTGCGTTCCACCCGTCTGGTCTGGATCGCGCTCAGGCGCTTGCTGGCGGCATCGTCTCGGGCTATAGCTCGGACATTCTGAAGGGCCAGCCTGTCAAGTATGTGACCGGCGGGACCATTGAACAGGTGACTGGTACAGAAGCCTTCGTCGGCGCTTTTGCTGGCGTTGAGTGGACTGACACCACCGGTCGTCGTCGCGTGTCGAACTACTGGCCTGCCAACACGGCATACCAGACTGGTTCGTGCGTGGCCTATTTCTACAACGATCCCAACATCGTTTATGAAATTCAGGCTGACGGCCCGGTTGCTCAGTCTTCGATCGGTGACGAGGCTGATTTCGTCAACCTGACCGCGGGTTCAACCACTACCGGACTTTCGCAGTGCCGTCTGAATTCGAGCCTTGCTGGCGCGAACAACGTCGGTCAAATGCGGATCGTCGACATTGCCCCGTATCCAGGCAATGACTGGGGTGATGCTTTCACGATCGTCCGCGTGACGGTTGCCGAGCATCAGTTTGCTCAAGTTCGCGTCGGCGGTGCTAACTACACCCCGGTTGCTATTTAAGGAGGGCATAAGTCATGGCAGCCCCGATGCGTAGTACAGACTTTCGTTCCATCGTTGAGCCAATCCTCAACGAATGTTTCGATGGAGTCTATGATCAACGTGCCGACGAATGGTCGCGTGTTTTCCGCGAGCAAGAAGGCATTCCCCGCAACTATCACGAAGAGCCGGTCCTGTATGGATTTGGCGCTGCTCCCCAACTGCCTGATGGCACTCCGGTGTCTTATCAGCAGGGTGGTGTGCTCTTCCTCAAGCGTTACGTGTACAACGTATATGGTCTGGCATTCAGCTTGACCAAGGTGCTGGTGGAAGACGGCGACCATATCCGTATCGGTCAGGTTTACGCTCGTCACCTTGCTCAGTCGCTGATTGAGACCAAGGAGACCCTGTGCGCCAACGTGCTGAACAATGCCTTCACCGGCGGTTCGTACGCAGGTGGCGACGGCGTGGCCCTGAACTCCGCTTCTCACCCCATCGTCAACGGTACGTTCAGCAACCTGCTGACCACCGCCGCGAACCTTTCGCAGACGTCCCTGGAGCAGATGCTGATCCAGATCCGTCAGGCTGTGGACAACAACGGCAAGAAGATTCGTCTGGTGCCCCGCCAACTGGTGGTCGCTCCTGGCAACCTCTTCCAGGCCGAGGTGCTGCTGAAGTCCGTGCTGCGTGCAGGTAACGCAAACAACGACATCAACCCGATCAAGTCTATTGGCTTGCTCGACGAGGGTGCCGCTGTTCTGTCGCGTCTGACCAGTGCCACCGCATGGTGGGTGCAGACCGACGCTCCTGAGGGTATGAAACTCATGATGCGTCGCAAACTGGAGAAGACCATGGAAGGCGACTTTGAGACCGACACCATGCGCTACAAAGCAACTGAGCGTTACGATGTTGGCTTCACTGACTGGCGTGCCATGTACGGCACTCCGGGCGTCTAAAAATGGGTTGGGAGGCTTCGGCCTCCCTCTTCACAGGAGATCACTATGTCACAAACTTATATCGGTTCTACCTTGCGTACCGGTAGTGACACGCTGACTGACTCTACCGACGGCGGATTCGTCGTCGTGAGCCAGACAACGACTGTTACTACTGCCGCCGCAGGTACTGCGACGAGTGCGACGCTGACTCTCCCTGCTTCTTCTCAGATCATCAATTTTTTCCTTGACACGATCCAAGACGAAGTGGTTGGGGGTGGCACCGCAACCGCGATCAACGCAACCATTGGCACCGCAGCCGCAGGAACTCAGTACCTGTCGGCCACGGATGTGATTGGCGGCGGTCGTATCGCACTTTCTTTCACCACCGCTCAGTGCGCGGCGATGGACGATATTGGTACCAACCAATCCGTCGTCATCACCGTCGACCCTAACGGTACGATCAGCACGACGCAAGGCATCTATCGCCTGACCGTTGTGTATGCTCAGAAAGTTTGAGGGGGCACATCATGGGCCAATTCAAACCTATGGTCAAAATGATGACCACGGAGCCTACCGTTGAGTTGAAACTCAAAAAAGGCGGCAGTGTCGCAATGCCCAAGATGAAGTCTGAGGGCAAAGGCATGGGTCACAAGAAGATGGCCGATGGTGGTGGCGCTCTGAGTGCCATTGCTGGTACGCCCGCTCTTGTGGGTCGTCCCGCTGTAAACGCTCCTGTCCGCGCCCCGGGCAAGCCCTCGATGTCGGCACGCCGCAAGGCTATGGCCGCTCGTCCTGCTATGAAAGATGGCGGCGAGTCGAAGGCTGAACACAAGGCTAAAACCTCGAAGATGAAGGGTCTTGAAAAAG